CTACCATTCTAAAGCCGCCCCGGTGTTCCACGGGGCTTTGGCGAAAAAACTTTTCAGCCAGTTCTTGAAAGTCTTTTTTTGTTTTTCGTCAGGTTCCGGCAGGTCCTTGCCGTCACCCGGCTGTTCCTCTTCCGGATCGGTGGGTTTTTCCGGATCATCGTCTGTGCCACCGTCTTTCTGAGGTATTTGTTCTGCAGCCCGCTTTGCCTCCTCCGCTTCCCGGGCGCGTCGTTCCTCCTCGTCGCGTTTTATCTGCTCGTAGTCGGCCGGCTTGCTGATACCGAACTCCTCATACAGGTAATCATCATCAACGGGCAGGTTGAAGCCTGTGCGGAGCTGTGTGAGTATGTTGATTTTGGATGTCGGGTCGAGATCCTTTTTCTCCGGGAAACAGAACTCACCCCCTGCAGTATCGATCCCCATCCGGGCCAATATCTCTGCGGCCTCATAGTTCAGCACGTCGAGGACATACAGGCGGTCGGACTGGGTTATCTTGTCCTCGCCTTTCTTATGCACGGTTCCGAGCGCCTGAGTGCCGGTATCGGACGACTCGGTGGTAAGCGTGTTGCCGAGGAACAGCTTTGAGATCTCGTTGTTGCATCTCTCGCACAACCGCTCGTACACATCGGCGGAGCCGGTCTTGTTGCCCGCCTCTATGAGGTTGAGCGAGGTGTCCTTGCCGTGTACGAACGTGGCGAGGCTTCCCACGTTTGCGGCGTCGGATATGGCGCGCTCCCGGCTCCCTTCGTCGTCCGTGTCGTATGTGTACTCCTGAATGGGCATGCCGAATATCTCCGAGAACTGTGACCAGTCCCCGGTGGTGTTGCGCTTGTATATCACCCACGGGGCGGCTTTGGCAAGCAGCCCGAGGTCGTCGGGGCGCCCGACGAAAAGCAGGTCGGGATATTCGTCCCACGCGATGCCGGTGATGTCGGTCTGGTGGCGCAGTATGATGCGGCGCACCGGGTCCGCATGTTTGCGCGGGATCAGGTTATAGTCGATCCATTCGCCGTCCTTGAAGAACTGGCAGAGCGTGAAGCCCCAGAACCGGGAGTCGATAATGTCGCTCACGAGCCTTGAGAACCAAGGTGAGCGTATCTGCTCGTTAACCTTGTCGTCCGGCTTGCCGTCCCGCCGGAACTCGATGTCGGAGCACAGCACGGCATTGCGCCGTTTCTCTATGACACAGGACAGGTGCGAGTCCATGAGTATGTCGGCGTACATGTCATACAGTTTGTAACGGCGTGGGAAGTCCACATTCTCGGCAGTCCTGATTGCCGCCGTGTAGTCCGCTATGTCTATGCCGAACCGTCTCGGCTGGGTAAGCATGATGACGTTCGGGCGTGACTGTCCCGGACGCGGGATATTGCCTCCGGAGGTGATTATTCCCGGGCGGTTTCCCGGGTTCTTTTTTCGTTTGCTCATAATGGTGGTGGTTACATGTGACTGACTCGTTTAGGGTTGCTTCGTATGCGGAATGACGCGCCGGAGCTCCGTTCCTCCTCGGGCAGGAGGGGCGCTCCCTCTATCGAGATGTCCTCGCGCGCCACCGCCTTCATCCATTCCACCGCACGCTCGTAGCGGTCTTTTCGTATCTGCGACAGCTTCTGCGGGTTGTGTATGCAGAATATATGGTACACGGCAATATCAAGTACCATCATCAGTACCAGCTGGTGGCGGCCGTCGCCGGTGGCGGAGAAGATGCGGTCGCAGTCATAGCGTTTCGACAGGTAGCAGCGCATCTCGGCTATCGCCCTGTCCTCGCATATCTCCACCACCGTATCATCGTCACGCGTCAGCGCGTCGAGTATCTCACGGTGTATGGATGCGTCATAATCTGAAAGTTGAACAAATTGGCTCATATATGGAATTTATATGTTATAATCTTCGTTTGTTGCGCCGGCTTATTTCCGACCGGGAGCGGGTGACGGGCGTTTCCACCTTGCGCATGGTCTCGTCCAGTATGCGGTTGCCGCCCTCCACGGCATCGGGCCCGTCGGCGGGATAGCGCAATGTCAGGGTGAAAAGCCGGAACTGGTCCTCGAGCTCCTTCATGTGCGGGTTGTCGCGTTCGGCCTCGTTCAGTATCAGGTTCCCTTCCCGGTTCATCGGCTCAAGGTTCGCCTCGATACGGGTGGCCTTGTCCGTCTTTTTGCGTTCGTCAGGCCGGATATACAGTTGTATCCCCCTCTCTTTGCGGACCTTGGCTACAAGGGGCCGGAACACCTGCTGGAAAAACGGGTCCTGCAGCTTGTTGTTCTCCATGTAGCAATAGACCGGGGCGTCATCGCCGACATGCTCGAGGAGCTGCACGTACCAGTCTATGAACTCGGCATTGAGTGATTTTGCGAGGCGCGACTTTATCACATACAGTCTGCCGTCGAGTTTCCCGAGCAGCATCACCGCCTTGAATGACTTGCCCTTCTTCGCCTTGCTTTCGCCGGGGGACGGGTCCCCGTATGCAACAAGGAACTTGAATTTTTTAAGGGACGGCACCTTGCCATAAGTGACCGTCTCGAACACTTCCCCGGCAGATATCGGATTATTGAAATACTCCCCTTGGGCTGCTCTGGTGGTTATTTTAGAGAGGGTTCGGTCGATAGACTCTTCCGAGTTTTTCTCCGGCCAAGTGGAGTTTCCATCCTTGTCGCGTATGTTCACGATGTCCCAGTGGTCGGCCATGGCACCGGCGCGTACCACACAGCAGTCCTTTGCGATAATATTTCCACAGAAGACAATCAATGTGGGCGTGGAAATGGATCGGGTAGGGTAGAGGGCCTTTTCCCACCATTCCCACCGTTTCTGTATGATGTCCGGGTTCTTGCAGTCCTCGTCGGTGTCGAAATCATCCACGAGCAGCACATCCGGCCTTATCGCCTCATTTCGGGAGCCACGTGGCGACTGCCCGGCTCCAAGGGCGCGGAAGGCCACGCCCCTTTTGGTCAGGAACTCGTCCTCCGTCCATGCCCCCGGAGTCATTTGCGCGCCGTAATACGCGATAATGCGTCCGTTGGCCTCGAGCATGGCCCGGTATGGCGCGAGCAGCCTTGCGGCGTTATCCTTGGAGTTGGAAGTCAGGATGACGTTATGCTTGCGCCCGGTCAGTACCAGATACAGAATAATGCACATGGTGATGGTTGACTTCGCGAGCTCACGGCTCCATGACAGCACCTCGAACCACTCGTCGTTGGCTATGATGCGCCTGATGGCCCGTTTATGGAACCCGGCGAACTCGCTTTTCACATAGGGGGCGCAGAAGAACTTTATCCATTCAATGGGGTGGGCCTCGAGGTATATGCGGTGTTTCTCCCGTTCGGCATGTGTCATGCTCTTGTCAACCGGAGTCGAGCGCGCTATGTCCTCCTTGAATTTCTCCCAGTCCTGAAGGGCTATTTTGTCAACCTGTCTCATAGCTTGTCCTTTATGTAAGCGTCCGCAAACCGTGTGATCTCCTTCGCCTTCTCGAGGTCAAGCGGGCGCAGCCATTCGATAAATGATGTCAGCACGCTTATGGTGTCGGCTATGCCTATCTCCTGTTCCATTTTCGAGATGGCCGCCGCCAGTTTGCCGAGGATGTCGGCCTCCTTCGATGTCGCGAACCGCTCACCCTCGGGACGGTCGGCGATGGAGCGGTTTATTTCCGCCACCTGTCGGTAGAGGTTTCCTACCTGTTCCTGCCTTGTCAAGGTGATACCCACCTTCTGTTCCTCCCATTTGCCGGTTCGTACCCAGTTTGACACAGTGACGCGGGAGCATCCTACACGGTCGGCAATCTCCTGTTGGGTGAGGTTCTCACGGAGGTATAATGTTTTTGCCCATTCCTTTTTCTGGGCGTTCGTTAAATCTGCCATAATCCTGATTTTTATGATGCAAAATTGCTATAAAAAAGGGAGTTGGCGAAAGAGGCTCCGCATGATACAACTTTACGGCGTTATCATGCGGCCATAAAGCTGTATGATAAAACCACTGTTTTCATACCCCGTTGTTTTATAGCAATTTTGCACCATAAACCGCGGGAGGACCGCATCAAATCCAGTGATAATGAACAAATATTTAAATATACATACAGCCCCTGACGGCACCGTGACGATTTTTCTCTACGGGGAAATCGGGGATTACGGCGATGTCAAAAGCGGCAATGTCGTGTCGGAGCTGAAAGCCGCCGAGAATTCCGGTGCCCGGATTGATGTGCGCATCAACTCCATAGGGGGTGACGTCTACAGCGGAATAGCCTTGTACAATGCCTTGAAAGGGAGCCGGGCCGACATACATATATATATAGACGGCGTGGCGGCAAGCATGGCTGCTGTGCTTGCCTTGTGCGGGAAGCCTGTCACCATGAGCAAATATGCCCGGTTGATGCTCCACAGCGTCAGTGGCGGATGCTATGGCAACAAGACCGAGCTGCGCCGGTGCATAGATGAGATACAGGCACTCGAGGACAGTCTTGCCGATATGCTCGCCTCAAAGCTGAAAACGGACAAGGCGCAAATAAAATCCTCCTATTTTGATGACAACGACTATTGGCTGACCGCCGGGGAGGCATTATCGCTCGGACTTGTGGACGGTATCTATGATGCCGACCCGGTACCGGACGACAGCACCCCGGAGCAGATATACAGCATATTCAATAACCGGCTTGACAAGCCATCAAACGACAACCAGATGAATTTAGAAGAATTAAAAAAGCATCCGCGCTTCAAGGATTGCGCGGATGACGCCGCGGTTCTCAGGGAGATTGACTCCCTTGAGAAGGCGGCAGGCAAGGTTCCCGGACTGGAAAACGAGAACAGGGAACTCAAGGAGAAGGTCAAAGGCTTTGAGGACAAGGCGGCCGAGGCAGAGGAAACGGAGCGTGCTTCCCTTCTCGACGCGGCCGAGCAGGACGGCCGTATCAACGCCCGGACGCGCCCCACATTCGAGAACATATTGAAGCGTGATATGGAGGAAGGCAAGGCTGCTCTTGCGGCTCTCACCCCCAAGCGCAAGGTCATGGAGGACATAAACCGTCCGACCGACAGCGATGGGCCGTTCGCACGCCGCATGAAAGAGATAAAAGACCGGCTTAAGAAGTAAAACCAACCATAATAAAGGACACTATGGCAATAGTAGTAAAAAACACCAATTACAACGGTGAGGTACTGGAAACCATCCTTACCACCGCCTCCACCGGCAATGAGCTTGTGAGCAAGGGACTCATCATGGTCATTCCCGGAGTGGAGAAGAAAATCAGCATCCCCCGTCTAAAGACGGGCAAGATGCTCCAGAAGCAAAAAGTCAATCCTACCGTAGAGGACAGCAAGGGGAACTTCGATTACAGCGAGCACTCCCTTGACCCCAAGGATTTCATGGCGTTCACCACCTTCAATCCCCGCGCGTTCGAGCATATATGGCGCAAATGGCAGCCGAAAGGGAACCTCGTGTTCTCGCAGCTTCCCCCCGAAGCCCAGAACGCTCTCCTTGACGCCCTTTCAAAGCAGGTGCAGTTCGAACTCGGCTGGCACTATATCAACGGGGAATACGGCGATACCGACGAGGAGCTGATGGACGGCATCCTGACACAGGCCGCCAAGGACCCGGACTGCATCGTCGTCAATTCGGAAGGCACCACCATGCTTGGGGTACTGAAAGATATCCGTGCCTCCATCCCCAAGGCGATGCGCGCCAACCCGAACCTGCGCATCCTCATGAGCATCGACGATTTCGACCGCTACGATGACGAGCTTACCCAGCGCGAGCACAAGAACTCCGATGAAACCGAGATGAACCGTATGCGCTACAAGGGCATCACCATCGAAACGGTGGCCGCATGGCCCGACGGTGTCATTGTCGCGACCCTCTGCTCCCCGGATGCCGACGGCAATCTGTTTGTAGCGGTCAACCTTCAGGATGACGAGAGTGTGATCCAGATTGACAAGTACAGCAACGCCGGCGAACTCTACTTCTTCAAGCTGCTTATGAAGGCCGACACCAATATCGGTTTCGGAGAGGAGTTTGTGGTGTTTGACGGCCGCGAGAACCCGGCATTCAAAAATCCGGCCGGTGTGCCGGAGGGCGCTTCGGAAAAAGGAGTGTTCGGGTTGGAGAATGTGACGGACTTGTCGGATGACGAAATTCCGGAGGGCGATGGCGGGCAGGCTTAAATACCTCGTACTCCATTGCACCGCGACCCCGGAAGGGCGCGAGGTGACAGGTGCCGACATAAGGCGCATGCACCTCGGCCCGGTGTCGCAGGGCGGCAGGGGATGGAAACAGGTCGGCTATACCGACATTATCCACCTTGACGGCACGGTTGAGCGTCTGGTCGACAACAACGAGGATGCGAACGTGGACCCGTGGGAGATCACCAATGGAGCCAAGGGCTATAATTCGGTAAGCCGCCATGTAGTCTATGCCGGCGGCATGACAAAAGACATGTCCAAACCGAAGGACACCCGCACTCCGGCACAACTCAGGGCGATGGAAAACTATGTCAAGGATTTCCACAAGCGTTTTCCCTCGGTGCGCATCATAGGGCATAACGAGGTCGCAGCCAAGGCCTGTCCGAGTTTTGACGTGCGGAAGTGGCTGAAATCAATAGGTATCAATCAATAATCAATCAACGAAGCAATGGATATCCTGCTAAACTTTCTGATGTATTCCCTCCCGGGCGGTTTTCTCGGCAGCGTGTTCACATGGCTTGTCGGCCGCAGGGAGCATAACAACGACATGCTCTCCAAGTTGCAGGCTTCCATCAACATGCTGTCCGAGGAGAACCGCAAGATCCTTGCCGAGAACGTGCAGCTCAGGAAAGAGAATGCCGGTCTGCAAGCCAATCAGGAGGAGATACTGCAGAAGCAGCGCGCCCTTCTGAGGGAGGTGGATCTCCTTCGCGGCGAAATAATAAAACTGACAAAGAAAAACAATGAAACATCCAATCAGAGGGGCGACCCTGACAATAATGGCGGCCGTGGCGCTTATCACCGCGGGGTGCGGAACCACGAGGCGCGTGGAGAGAAGCGTGTCACGGGAGGCGTCAACGACAACCGGCTACGAATACCGCGACACGCTGGAGAGCGGCCGGTCGGGGATTGCGACAACGACGACCACGGACATGACGGAACACCGGACGACCCATGTCGTCACGGCGGAGGGGATAGCGGCGGAGTCGGCGAGTCTGGATGTGCCGATACAGAACCTCCGTGACCTTCCCGACGGTGCCGGGTATACCGCCAAGGAGGGACGCGCCGGAGTCGAGATCCGCAAGAGGGGCGACCGTATCGAAGTCACCGGACGCTGTGACTCCATCAACAGGCTCTATCAGTATTACCGTGACATGAGCATGGAGCAGCGCCGGGAGGTCGACAGCCTGCAGTGGGAGCTGTCATGGCTCAAGAACCGGCACAGCGCGCAGGCTTCCGAACTGGAGTCGCTGCGCGAGGAGTCGACAAAAGCGCGTGAGAAGCCTCCCGAAACCCGCCACTGGTGGGCGCTTGTGGGATTTGCGGCCGGGCTGTTGTGCACTTCGCCGGCAAGAAAACTTAAAAACGTAATAACAACATTTCTAAAAATATAAGTTATGGTATATGCAAACGACGGTTACATCATGCTGCTTGACGCGCTGGTGTTCAACAACAAGAAAATCGGTGTCATTTCGGATGACGGCATAGACTGGGGAGGCGACTCCGCGGAATATATCAAGCTGTGGGGCGCTCAGGTGCGCACCGCCCCGGTAAAGAAGATCAAGAAGAAGGACGGCACCAATATCCTTAAATTCACCCTTATCGAGCTTCTGCCCCAGAACTGCAAGGATGTCATGGGCGGCACTGTGACCGGTGAACGCTGGGATGCCCCGGCTGATACAGTGAGTCTTTCGGGCCCGTTAAAGATCATTGCCGGCACCGGGCAGACCATCGAGATAAAGAACATGACCCTCGACGGGCTTGTGCGCGGCAAGATCGGTGGCGACAGCGCCCTCGGCATAGAGTGCGAGCTGGAGATGGTCAAGCCGGCGGACGGCGGCTCTCCCTTCGCCATGTACCCGACAGTACCATTCATCACCGCCGTTCCGACACAGCTTTCTTTCAGCAAGGCCGGCGAGAGCAAGGTGGTCGAGATAGACGCTTCCGGCCCATTCACCGCCGGAGTGCTTCCGGCAGGCTTTTCCATGGAGATAGTCAACGGACGTATCACAGTGACAGCCTCGGCCAACACCGGAGCGGCCCGTAACGGCAGTGTGGAATTCACCCTCGCCTCCGATCCGGCAAAAAAGGTCACGGTCACCCTGTCCCAAGCCGGCAACGCCTAAGCCATGCGGAAGGAGATTGAAATAGAGGCGGCCGACGCCCTGCTTGATGTCGGGGTGTCGCTGCCACTGCTCCGGGTAAAGATACCGTTCCGGCGCAACCCCTTTCAAATCCGGCTCACCATGAAACGGCCGTGCCTCGGCAACCAGATACGCATCGCCAGACTTTATCTTGAAACAGGTGTCACCCATGAGGAGATGGCGCGTTTCAACAAGCATGAGGAGCTTGCCTACATGGCGCTTCACGGGGGCCGGGTCAGCAAGATGGTGGCGCTTACGATATGCAGGGGGAAACTGTCAGGATGGCTTCTCACCCCTGTTGTGGCATGGATGCTGCGGTGGCTGGTGGATGACCTTTGGGTGCAGGGCGCGAACATGCGCTTCATCACGCTGCTTGGCACCAAGTCTTTTATGGACATTATCGGATCGGTCGAGCGGGTGAACCCTCTGGCACCGAGGACGAGCCAAAAAAGGAAGGGGAGTTAACCACCGAGTATGTCGGGAGCCATAGCCCCTTCGGTATTGTCTGGCAGATAGCCGCCGCCACCGGCTGGAGCCGTGACCACATCATGTGGAAAGTGAATTACCAGACCCTGCGCATGATGCTTGCCGACGCCCCTCATTATGAGAGCCGGCGCAAAGGCAAAAGCGGTGGGCAGGGCAAGGGCGGGAAGCCTAAAAGCACCGCCGGATTTTTTCAAACAAGATTACAACAGAACCAGTAAGGACAGATGAAACCAGTCGAGATAGAATTCCTCATGCGTGACAAGCTGACTCCCGGACTTGACAAGGCCGGGCAGTCGGCCGAGTCCTTGGGCGACAAGGCAGAAAAGGTTGCCGAGGGCATCACCGAGCGCATCGCCGCCCAGAAGGAGCAGATCCGGTATGTGGAAAACTGTCTCAAGGAGCTTAAGAAACAGTATGACCGGCTGGGCCCCGGCAAGGCCCAGATGGAGATGCGCGCCGAGATAGAGGCCTGCACGAAGGCCCTTGCCGAGGACAAGCTTATCCTTGCCTCATTGGAAGAGGAACATCAAAAGACGGCCGCCTCCACCAAGCGCCTTTCCATGGAACTTCGCGAGCTTCTGGACGCCATGGCACGGATGCGTCTCGAGGGCAAGCAGAACACCCGTGAGTATCAGGAGATGGCTTCCGAGGCGGCCACCTTGTCTGACACAATCGGGGACCTCCGTACACAGACCAATATCCTTGCGCATGACGATGCCGGGCTGCAAGGCGTGATGAGCGGTGCCGACGGCCTTTCCGGGCTGCTTACCGTAGCCACCGGCATAATGGGGACCTTCGCCTCCGAGAACGAGGACCTGATAAAGATACAGACGCGGGTGCAGAGCGTCATGGCAATCACCATGGGGCTACAGCAGGTGTTCAACACGCTCAACAAGGACTCCGCTTTCCGGCTTGTCACAGTACGGAAAGCCAAGGATCTTTTGACCGCGGCCAATACAAGGCTCGCGGTGTCCCTCGGCATATCGAATGCGGCAGCCACCGCGCTTATGGCAACGCTTACATTGGGCTTGTCGCTTGTCGTGACCGGTCTTGTCGTAGCGTGGAACAAATACTCCGACGCGCAGGAGAAAGCGGCGGAGAAGGCCCGTGAACTTGTGGAGATAGAAAGTTCCGGCCGTGCCCGGATGGTCAAGACCCGGTTTGAGATTGACAGTACCGCCCGGACACTGAAGGAATTTACCGGCACCAAGGAGCAGGAGCGTGTGAAGGTAGAAGAGCTTAACCGCAAATACGGCGAGAGTTTCGGTTATTACAACACCATCGCTGAATGGTACGATGTCCTGATCCGGAAAGGGGAGGACTATGTGCAGATGCTTTTCCTGCAGGCCAAGGCGCAGGCGTTGGTCGACAAGGCTGTGAAAGCCGATGAGGAGGTAGCCGGCATAGAGGCTAACGGAGTGGAACATTACCGCCCTTTCTGGGGCGTGGGCGGCAAGGCCTATATGTTTTTCGGAGGCGGTAAAAAAGGGCATTACGGCAGCGACCCGGCAGAACTGGCATATAACAAGGCCCTAAAGGAAGCCACGGACAAACGGCGCGCGAGCCTTGCCGAGGCAGAGGAACTGCAGCGTCAGATGGAAGAATTACGTAAAAAATCGCATATCGGCGGGTTCGTGGCCCCCGAGGGACCCGGCGGTTCCACGGAAAACGCCAAGCCAAAGAACACCCTTGCCGAAATGGAGTTCGAGGCAGCCCGTAGGATTGAGGACCGCCGCATAGACATTATACGGGAAGGCTACGAGAAAGAACGCGCCGAGGCTCTTTTGAATTTCGAGCGGGAAAAAGAACGTATCACCACCGAGGAGCAGCAAAGGGTGGAACTATACCGGAAACTCAAGGAAGCCGGCGAGAAGGTGACACCCGAGCAGCTTGCCAATATCCATGCGCAGGCCGCCACCCAACGCACTCTTGCGGCGCAGATATATGACGCCACTACGGCAGAAATTACAGCCCGGGAAAACAAGGATGCTGCCGACAGACAGAAGAAGCGCGAGGATGAGCTGCAGGCACTGTTAGGCAAATATCAGGACTACGAGGCGCAACGCTCGGCTATCAAGCGTCAGGGCGATGCCGACATAGCGGCTCTTGAGGCGGCACGTACCGCAGAGAACGGCGATGAGATAGATCGGGCAATAGATGTCGCCCGGGAAAAAGTGCGTCAGGGCATTCAGGCGATAAATGACGAGGAAGCCCGGAGTATGGCGCAGGACAATGATTTTTTGCGCAATCTCTTCGGTGATTACTCAAGCATGAGCCTTGACGCCTTGCAGGGGCTTATCGCGCAGGCCCGGAAGCTCCGGGACTACCTGAACGGGAAAGGCACAGCGGATGGGCTTACCTTCATTAGCGATGAGCAGCTCAAGAATATTGAAGCAAGCCCGGCAGAACTTGACAAACTTAAAAAGGCGCTTGACAAACTGCTCGGAGGTGGCAAGGGCGCCACCAACAAATGGGAGCGGATATTCCAGACATTCAAAACCGGTATATCCGGATTGCGTGGAGCCGGAGGAGCCAAAGAGATAGCCGGGTCGATCGGTACCATAGCCAGTGCGGCGCAGGAAGCCGGAGCGGAACTGGGCGCCATGCTCGAGCAACTCGGCGAAAGTGAGATTTCCGATGCCGTGAATGGCGTTCAGCAGGTGATGGGTGCCGTATCAAACATAGGGCAGGGATTTGCGCAGGGTGGCATTGTCGGAGGCATAGGCGCAGCCGTAGGGGAGGGGATTAAGTTCCTGACCTCGGCGTTTGCTGCGGAAGCCCGCCACAGAGAAGCCCTGAAAGAGATAGAGCGTGCCAAGCTCGATTTCCAACGCCAGTATAATCTCCTGCTTCTGCAGCAGAACCTGTTGATGAAGGATGCCGAGAGTATTTTCGGTGAGAAGCAGGCGGCCAAGGCGGCCAATGCCATAGAGGTTTACCGTCAGGCATTGGCACAGTTCAAGGAGGAACTGCAGGGTGATGCTCCGAAGCAGAACTTCTGGGAGCGCCTGACAAATGATGCCGGGGGTACATTCCGCAAGCGTCTTGACGCATACAACGCGGGGTTCGGAGCCCTTTACAACGCCCAGATTGTCACCGGGCATAAAAAGACCGGCCTGTTCGGGTGGGGTAAAGGCAAGGACCTGTACAGTTCCATACTGAGCGTATACCCCGAACTTATCAAGGCCAACGGCGAGCTTGACACCGAGATGCTTCGCGTGATACTCGACACCCGGAAAATGAGCGATGAGACCCGCAGTTACCTTGAGAACCTCATAGAGCTTAAAGACGCGATGGACGAGGCCGAGGAGTCGCTTGAAAACTACCTGACCGAAACGTTCGGCAGTCTGGGCTCCGGGATCATGGACGCTGTCACCTCGGCGTTGCAAGGTAGCGGCACGGCTCTGGAAAACTTTGCGGCCAATGCCGCCGGAGTCCTCGAGAACCTCGGGGAGCAGATAGCCTATTCGCTGTTCTTTGCCGACAAGTTCGCGGATCTTCAGGAAAAACTGAAAAGCGTCTACGGTAGCGGCAAAAGCGAGGAGGCCATAGCCAACGATGCCATGGGCGTAATCGACAGCTTCTATGACAATATCGGCAAGAACGTGGATGCCGCACAGGCATGGATGGAGGCATGGAAGGAGAAAGCGGCCGCCATGGGCTTTGACCTATGGAAAAACGACGGTGACACCGCGGGAGGCTCCCAGAGCGCCCGGGCCGGCGTATATACCGCGATGAGTCAGGAGCAGGGCACCAAGCTTGAGGGCCTGTTCACGAGCGTCCAGATGCACGCAGCTTCCATCGATGAGACCCTTGACGGTTTCATGGACACGTTCGGGCAGTTGTGCGACACCATAGGCAAAATTCTGGAAAATGTCGAGTCGTTGCCGGAGATGGCCGAAGATATACATGAACTGCGTACGAACGGAATAAAACTGAGATCACTATGACCGATATAATGAACGGGCTGCTTTATATAAACGGGCGCGATGTCTGGAGTGACTTCGGCGCATGGCTCACGGAGGAGAAGGAGGGCGACACCAAGAATTACTCCGCCCTCCAGAAACCGCCGGCGACGAAAAGCCATGTCGCGGTCAGCTTCCGGGAGCAGGACGGCGAGAAGCTGACCGAAAAGCTCGTGCAGAAATGGGAACCCCGCGACATAGCGTTGAAGTTTGCGGTCGCGGCTGCCGACAAGGCGTCCTTCATCGCAAGGCGGGACGCATTCGTGTCATTCCTGAAAGAAGGCACCGACGGCTGGCTTGACATGAGAGTCCCGGAACTTGGCCGTACCTACCGTGTCTATTACAAGGACTGCTCGGACTACGAGCATCTGGAAGATATAGGCGGCGGCATGGTGGCGGCGCGTTTCACGGTCAAATTCCGTGAGCCGAACCCCGAATTCTGACTGCATTAAAACGATATTCTAATGGAACTTAAAATATATTCAAGCGACGGCAGGCTGAAGCTCACGGTGGAACCGAGGGACAACAGCACACAGGCGGAGGAGATACAGGCGGGCAATGTTCTGAATGTTTCCTTCATCCTTCCGGAACGTGTGTCGCTTGGCGTGAACGATTATGCTGACTTCATGTGGCGGCGCTACTGGCTGACCGAGAAATACCGTCCGGTACAGAAATCCACAGTCGAGTGGGAGTACTCGTTGAAGCTCTACGGGCTGGAGAACCTGATCTCCCGGTTCCTTGTCCTCAACACCACAGACGGGGGCAATGAGCCGGTGTTCACGCTGACAGCCCCGCCCCGGGAGCATGTGGCGCTCATCGTGAAATCCATCAATGCCGGTTTCGGGACCAATGACTGGAAGGTCGGTACCGTTGAAGCCGGCGACAATATCGTTGTGGACTACCACGGCAAATATTGCGACGAGGGGCTCAAGGCGGTGGCTGATGCAGCCGGCACTGAATACTGGATAGAGGGCACCACCGTCAACCTGTGCCGTTGTGAACATGGGGAACGCGTCACTCTCGGCTACCGGAACGGTCTGACGAAGATACAGCCCGATGTGGCAGACAACGCAAAGGTCTATACGCGCCTGTTCCCCACAGGATCGTCGAAAAACATAGATCCGGCGAAATACGGTCACAGTCGGCTGCAGTTGCCCGGAGGAGCGCAGTATGTGGATGTCAACACCGACAAGTATGGCATTATCCATCATTACGAGGAGAACGCCTTTGCAGGCATATTCCCGCGCTATACCGGAACGGTAAGCAGCGTACGCAGCGAAGAACGCACCAATGATGACGGCGACAAATTCACGGTATATTATTTCATAGACAATAATCTGCCTTTCGATCCCAATAATTATGACCTCGGCACATTGGTAAAACGTGTGACATTCCAAGAGGGTAGTGAGCTTGCCGGACTGGGAAGCGATGACAACGGCACCCACTATTTTGAAATCAATTTTGACAGTGATACCCGGGAGTTCGAGATAATCACCCAGTTTACCGGCTCCGGACAGTTGCCGGGCGGTGTGCTTGTTCCCAAGCCGGGAGACCGTTACATACCATGGAACATGCGTATGCCGGATGAGTATTACGCGCTTGCCGAGGCCGAATACCTTGATGCCGTGCATGAGTACAATCGCCGGCACTGTGTCGATGTGTCCTGTTTCAAGGCCCCGACGGACTATATAGAGATTGAGCGGCGCAAGCTCGAGCTTCATGTGGGGCAGCGTGTCCGGCTTGAGAGTTCCGATTATTTCCCGGAGACCGGTTACAAGGACAGCCGCATAACGAAGATAACCCGCAAGATCAACCTTCCGTCGCAGATGGACCTCGAGATCAGCGACGCGCTTTCCACCGGTGCTCTTGACAAGATAAAGGGCAATATCGACGAGGTGAAGGCCTACGTGCAACTGTCACGGGGCAATTTGCCGGATATAGTCAAAACCGGGGACGGCACGCCTTTGACCGATAACAACCTCATGAGCGCTTTGCGCACGATAAAGGAGATAGCCAAGCGGGCACTGTCACGGCTTCACGACGACGAGGCGGCGGGTCTGATCAAGTTCCTTGCCGGACTCGAAGTAGGCACCTACAAGGAGGGATTGAGCGGCGCGAAAGTCGATGCCGACGGCAACGCTGTGTTCGGTGAGCTGCTCACCCGGCTCAAGGCCACCCTTGCGCAGTTGCAGGTCAACGGTGCGTCTGAATTCCGGGGGCAGCTGTCAAGCGAGGACTTCATCTCCGGCTTCATAGGAGGCAAGGGGTGGGCGATATTCAAGCGCGAAGTCCTGAACGTCCTCGGCGTGCCCGAAACGAAATATACCGGCGAGTTCGATGACATAGTGATACGCGGCACCCTCCGTGTTTTTACCATGGTGATATCACAGCTGTTGGGAGAGAACGACAACCGTATCTTTACCGGCATGATGGAGGTGGACCATTACGACCCGGCTACCGGGCGCGTCTATCTCAATACCCGTGACGGCAAGTTTTACAACCCTTTCCGTGCGGACGACTATATCATGGTGCAACAATACAATGGCATGCCCTCGCAAGAGAACGGCCATTATATCACCAAGCATTACGAGCTGATCATAACCGATGCCGGCTGCGGAAGCCGGTCGGACGGAGAGAACCGCCTTGACTGGGTGGAGTTCAAAAACTTTGTATCGGCAGACGGCAGACCGGCAGTCGATGTCATATCCAAAGGCGACACATTCACCCGTGTTGACAATGCCACCGATGCGGACAGAAAGGGACTGATCCAGATTATCACGGTAGGCACCGCCACCCCGTACATGGATATCGTGTACGGCATGAAAACCGACCCCGACAACTATCTGAAGGGTAGGCTCGGCAACCTGAAAGGTATACACCATCACCTTTTCGGATGGCTTGACGGTTTCGGCGAACTGTTGACCAACCTGTATGCCGTGGGCGACTTCCGGTTGCGCCGTACTGGGGAGAGCATCGACGCGAAGATAGAGATGCTCAAGGCGATGTTCGCAACGCGATACAGCAACCTGCGTTATGAACTTACCGAGGATGACAACTACCTGCGTAACGCCACATTTGACGAAACCATGGACGGCTGGACCGTGCAGGATGACGGCAAGGTCATAACCTCCAACGGCGAGGCGTTGCTTATGAACGGCAACACCTATATAGCCGACGGAAGGATCGCCGGCATAGAGCATCTGGACGGTCGCAATGTATTGCATCTGAAAAAGAGCTCAATCCGTCAGGCGAACGCATTGATCCGCAAGCCCGGCACCCACAAGGAGTATGTACCGCCCACGCACAACGACATGACCGACCAATGGGTCGATGTCAAGGACACCCTGTATATGGGCATCCGTTTCCTTGCCCGAACCGATGGTACCCTGACCGTCGGCATGAGCGGCGCGACCTCGGAACCCGGTTCCCTCCCGGTTCCGGCGGCAGTGCCCGTTACCGCATCGATGGAATGGCAGGATCTTCAATGGCAGGGCACATGGGACGGTAAGGGTGACTTTGTGCTACAGTACACCGGCGATATGTACGTGTCGATATTATCCGTGACCGACAAGCCCCTTGATGACTTCAAAAAAGAGGTATCAACGCAGATAATCCAAACCGCCGGCAATATCCGTCTGCTCGGCACCAACATCAACAACCTAAAGGGCACAGTGACGCAGCTCGGTATTGACCTTGACGCAGCCGAGGAGCAGATAAGGATATATGCCGACAAATACGACAAGCTCAACGGCACGGTCACCAACCTCGGCATAAGGCTTGATGCCGCCGAGGGCAGCATCACCAACTACGCCACCCGGATAAGTGCCAATGAGAGTGCCATATCGGCATTGCGCATCAAGACGGACTCCATCAGTTCGGTAGTCGCCGGAGTGCAGGGCGACCTCGACACCGCCAAAGCGAGGATAGAGGCGGTTGCCGCCATAGCCAACAGTGCGGGTGACGCCAAGGTGTACAATCAGGCGAATAATCCTTGGAATTCGTGGCCATCCGGTCAGGAGCATAAGAATGTGGGTGCCACATGGCACAACACCTCCGATGGCCATACCTACCGTTATATCGGATATGACAACATTAACAAGTGGGAGGACATAACCGACCAGCAGGACGCCGCAAGCTACATACTGCAGAACAAGGACAAGATCAGCACGGTGGTGGGAAGCTTTGACTCTTCCGGCAGGCTTACCAATACGAGCGGGCTTGTGACGACAGCCTATGCCAGTCAGATATACGCCACCAAAACGACCGTGGACGCCCTTACCGGACGTGTCAACACGGCAGAGGCGAGCATCAACGTGCACTCCACCCAGATAGCCATGCGTGTTGAAAAGGACGGGGTCATTTCGGCGATCAACCAAAGCGCCGAGTCTGTCACTATCAGCGCCTCGAAAATTAACTTCAACGGCATGGTGACGATGAACAACTCCTTCCGTGTGGAGGTCAACGGCACCACGCACATTGGAGGTTTTGTCGTAGGCGGCAACGGTCTGACCAACCGCAATGATGACGGTACATTCACGAATGATGCTTATATCATCTTCCGCAACAACCCCCACAAGTGTTTTGCCGGGATAGGTGGCAACATCCTCCCGGGTTCTTCCGGCGCGCGGGGCGTGGCTCGTTTTGAGAACTATGACGAGTCGGACTGGTGGGGTCTCGGCCATAATTATGCGCTTCTTGTCGGTGCCCGCGGAGCCGCCGACAACAGCGCCATCGCCATAAGCGGCGGATATGTTTCCGGTCTCGCCTTGAAAACCGAGGTGATAGGACACGACAGTATCACCCAGCCCACCGTCCCCACGGTCATGAGCGTGACTATCGGCCGTGACGTCAACAGCGTATATGTCTCCACGCATTTCAACTGGCGCGCCAAGGCAACGGAAACGAACGGCACCGCAGTCGCCTACCAAAGCAAGACCCGGGAAGTGAAGCTGACACTGCCTGACATGCAGCCCTACGATAACGGTCATGTACTCTTTATCAAGCGCGGTACTAATAACGGCAACTATGTCCGTGTGATACCGGGGGGGAGCTACCGTCGTGAATTTAACTCCTCGACGCTCAAATGGGAGGTCAAATCCGGGCGTAGCTATATCATTTATGACAACGAGAGCTATGCAACGCCCTCCAGCCCTTTGACATTGAACAGCTGCGGCGACGCGATGTGCCTGATATACCACCGTGAGATACGTGTGACAATAAACAACGTGACCTATTACGGTGCATGGGTCCAGCATAAGTTCCCGAGGGAATGGTAATTGAATTAATGAACAACCTAAAAACAATTAAGAATCATGAAAGTGAATTTTGACAAGACCTTCAAGGACTGCTTCGGCAACGAGGTGGTCAACGACAAGACCGGCAAGGCGACCAATATAGCCGAGTCCCTGTGCATGGTGATCTTCAACCTCAACAGCATGGGGGGCGTACCGCTGCCACCCGACAAGAAGTACGCGTTGCACAAAATCTGTCAGAAAATAGCGGGTAGCCCCGGTGAAGTGGAACTGACCACCGAAGAGGGCACGCTTCTGAAAGAGATTGCTGCAGAGTCATACTCGTGCGGTGCCTACGGTCAAGTGGCCGACATAATCGAGAACAACGTCTAACCATTAAAAAATAATGAAACATGGAAAAGAAAGCAGAAAACTCAACCACCAACTACGCGCCTGAAAAAGTGACCGATGGCGTAGAAATCAACTTCACAAAGATTGTGACCGGCGGCAACACCACCATCAGCGGCACGATAAAAAAGGACAGCACCGATGTCGGCAGTGTCAGCTTTGAGACTACCGGCAACTACCTCATCACCTCCATCAAGCCCTATACCGGGCTTACCGACGGGGAAGTGGTGGCAGTGTACAATGCGGTCCCCGGCTGCATCACCGAGATGCTCAACGACTAATACGCGGGGCCATGGGACAGATACAGACCCCGCAGATGGAGCTTGAGGCGTTCTGTGCCCAGCTTGCGCCGGTGTTTTTGGAATACCTGCGCACTCATGGAACGGCGGTGGACCGCATCGAGGTGGCCACGAGCCTTGAAGGCATCACCGCGCTTCCTGCCCGCTATTCCTTGGGCGGAGTAGAAAAGAACGTCCTCGCCCCTTTGAAACTGCTTACAAAGGATGTCGATGTGAAAATTGCCGCTTGCCAGCAGGCCACGGCCAAAGCGAATACAGCCGCCGACAACGCCAATGCCGCCGCCAACCGTGTTACCACCGCCATCACGGACATAAGCGCCGAGAAAGCGGCGGCACAGGCGGCCACGGCCAAAGCCAACGCTGCCGCCACGAATGCCGACAACAAGCGCAAGGAACTTGAGCAGAACGAGGCCGCCCGTCAAGCCAACGAGCAGACCCGTCAAAATCAGGAGTCGGCCCGTCAGACCGCCGAAGCGGCCCGCAAGACTCAGGAGGCCACCCGCCAGAGCAACGAGACGAAGCGTCAGACCGATGTCGCGGCCAAAATTGCCGAGTTGAACACCGCCAAGGGCAATGCCGAGGCGGCCACGCTCGCGGCGAACCGTGCCGCCACCAATGCCAATACGGAGGCGCAGAACCTCTCCACCCTCAAAAGCGAGACCCAGAACGCCGGTGCCTCGGCCAACGCTGCAGCACAGACAGCAGGGGAGAAGATTGTCGAGCTCGAGGCGTTGATGAAAGCCATATCCGGTGAGTCGGCGGCCGCCCCGGCGATACTCAATGTGTCAGCCCCGGCCACGATCTCCACCAAAAACAAAAAGGCGCAGCGCATCGATGCCCGGTTGTTTCCGGGGTATGTCATGCAGAACATCCTTTATCAAAGGGAGGAGGGGAACAGCCTCAAGGTTGACCCGTCCGGCAAGCTGACAGTCACCGGCACCGGCACTACCATGTTCTACGTGATACCGCCGGGTAATACGGACTTATGGAAAGAGGTGAGCGTCACGGTACGACCTCCGAGGATGCGGTTGACAAGTTCCGGGAAGATTCGGCGCTCAATGAGAATGAGAACAGTATAAAACATAATTAGGACACCATTAAAACGGAATTAAAATGGCATTAACAGCACAACAGGAAGCAGACCTTCTGAGTATGCTTGACGCATATAAGAACGGTGAGCAGATAGACGACCTGCCGGCAGCGTCTATGGACGCAACCGACAAGAAGATAGAGGTATTCGACACCAAGAGCGGCGCCAGCCAGTGCATGGACCTGACAGCGGCGGTCGATATGGCCAACGCCCCGTGGTGCGGCCGTGTATGGCGCACGGATCTCGCTACACCCACGGCCGCCACCTATTGCGGCAGCCTTGAGATGCTCAAGAACTTCAAAGACATATTGGAACTTGGCGGCTACCTTGTCAAGAACGACCACAGCCGGCGCAAGCTCGATCCCACGAACCACTACCGCTTCGCCAACGGTGAGACCGCCAAACTTGACGGCTCAATGGGCCATTACCAATGGGGCTGGGGCAAACCCTTCTATTTCGCCCGGTGGACGCAGGGCAACCTCGAATACGAGGCGGTCAGCCTGTACCCGATCAAAGGGCAGTACAACTACCGCATCCCGGTAGGCTCTATATGCGCTACCGGCCTTGCGGCACTTGACCGTACCACTGATACCCTTGTCAGTTATATCAATGATGATGTGCGCTATCGTGGTGGAAATAACAACGCAAACTATGACGGCAAATACAATTCTCTGTTGGGGCATTGCGCCACTAACCGCACTACCGCCCAGTTTGCCGCTGCGGCCCACAAGAACGGCACCGGCTGGCTTGCGGGAACCATGCGTGGCGCGGCAGTGGTGAAGATTTTGATTGAAATCATTATGGGCACTCGCAATGTACAGGCAGCGCTCAACAACAAGGATGCCAACGGACTTTATCAGGGAGGTTTCGGCACCGGTGTGACCAACTGGGATTGGACCAGCTGGAGCAACCACAACGGTAACAATCCTATCCTGCACATGAGCGCAGGTGTCGATATGGCAGACGGTCTCGGGGTGAAAGAGATCCCGGTGGTCAAGGCCGATGGCACGACCGCATTTACCGCCAAAGTCCCGGTCTTTTTCGGGCTTAAAAACTTTTTCGGTTACATTTGGCGCATCAGCGAGGATGAGCTTGCCGAAGCCAACGCCGACAAGACCATGAAGCATTGGGTCACACCGAGCATCTACGGCACCTATACCTACGGTTCCACTGCCGGCATGGTGTTGAAGTCCACCGCCCCGACCTATTCCGGCGGCTGGATCAAGCGCATGAGCTATGACGGTTTAGAGATGTGGCCCACTGAGGTGGGAGGTAGCGAGTCTACTTACCAGTGTGACCATTATTGGAATGGCAGTAATATCGTTTCGGGCTTCCGTGCTGTCTTCCGTGGTGCCGCTGCGTACCATGGTGGCCCTGCGGGCTGTGGTGCGGTCTATGTGCACTACGCTGTCACGGCTGCCTATGCGGACCTCGGCTCTCCCCTCTGCGAATTCGCAGAGGAGTTCCCTTTGGTGCCGGAGTATTACGCGGTGGTCTGAGGTGGTCAGGAGGCCCAAGGGTCCGGAGTTTTCGGCGGGTACGGAGTGATCCCGGCACACGCCGAAGGCAAAGTACCCGGCGACCGTAGGGAGCCCCGTGTCGGACGCAGGCCGACACCCGTAGTCCGGGGCAAAGCGTACTTTGACATATTTCCATGTTATATCGGGTCTTATAAGCAAAAAAATCATTAAATTTGCGGCGATTTATTCAGGGCTGCCAGTCGCTCATGAGCCGTTTCGGGCTTCCGTGCTGTCTTCCGTGGTGCCAATACGAACAATGGTGGCCCTGCGGGCTGTGGTGCGGTCAATGTGAACAACGCTGTCACGAATGCCAATGCGAACATCGGCTCTCCCCTCAACAATGTAAGATGAAGCGGAGCGACGGGGCCTCACCCCACGGTGAAAAACAAACGACAGGCGGGCAGTGCCGGTAGACGGGTTTATCCCGGCCGACAGCAACGAAGCCGGAAGAATTGCAGACCAAGCCCTGCAATACACCAAAGACACAATCAGACACCAATGACACAGGGACACCCACATGAAACGAAGAGGATATATATCTCCTCGGATCGAGACCATCGAGAACTATGAGGCGGCATTCCGGGGATTTGCCGATAACAAGGAACACCGCGATAACGTGCGGCGTTTCGCGGCAGACCTCGAAGCCAACCTCATGGAACTTCTGGCCGAATACCGGGACGGCACCGGGCACACCTCCGACTATCAGGACGAGGTGATATACGAGCCCAAGCGCAGGATAGTTAGCAAACTTCCTGTGAGGGACCATGTCCGGCAGTGGGCACCGTTACTCCAGACCGAGAATCTGTTTACCGATACCTTCATACGCCGTTCATGCTCATGCGTCAAAGGGAGGGGGACGCATGACTTCATCAACCTTTTAAGGAGGGAGCTTTATGCAGACCCTTATGGCACTTGGTATTTCGTTCAGCTTGACGCCCACCACTTTTTCCCGAACATAGCCCATTTTTTGATGAAAGACCGGGTAAGGAGTAAAATCAAAGACCCTAAACTGCTCCGACACTTGGACGAGTTTATCGACAGTTTCCGGCAGGGTCTGCCGCTTGGTCTGAAAATATCCCAGATACTCGCCAACTTCTTTTTAGCCAAGTTCGACCATGATGCGGTCGGGGTGTTCGGCATAGCCGGAGATCCCGAAAAACTCGCCTACTGGCGCGAGCGCTACGTCACCGACAGCCTTATGACATGCCGGACACAGGCGCAGGCAGAGGAGCTGGGCAGGGGAGTGGCTTACATGGCAGGCAAGTTTGACCGCTATGTAAGGGAGCCGGTAAAATACTTTCGTTTTGCTGACAATATTGTGATGTTGCACCGTGACAAGGTGTTCCTTCATCTCGTCACTGAAATGTGCATCATGGTATTAGCCCGGGACTATCTGATACAGGTAAACAAGGGCTGGAATGTTCGCCCTGTATGGAGCGGCGGTATCGACGTGTGCGGCTATGTGTCGTTCCACACGCACCGCGCCCTGCGCAAGCGCAACAAGAAAGCCCTTTGCCGTCAGGTGGCCAAATGCAAGAAGAAGGGGCTGACCCCGGAGGAAACCCGGCTGCAGTGCGCCAGCCGGATAGGGTTCGCCACCCACGCCAATGCGAACAACTTATTAAGAAAACTCGATATAAACATGGAAAAACGACTTGGAAAGGTCATAAAGAACCGTCGTGCCAACATACCGTTCAAAGGTATGAGATACGATCAGAAGCGCCCGTTCGTGGATATTGTCTGTAAAGATCCGGCGCAGGAAGATAACTTCAAGATAATGCTGCTCGACTATGCCATAGAGGACAGCAAGGTGGAAACCGAAGATTACTTTGCCGAAGTCACCGGCAGTGACGGGGTTGTGAGACAAGAGCGCAAAACACGCCCCAAGAAGTGCCTTGTAATCCGTTACAAGCGCATTCTGCAAACCGCCGTTCAAACGGCGGTGGACGGCGAGGAGCAGGAGAGCTACACCTTTGAGAAGGAGAAAGACAAGGACGGCAATCCCACTGGGAAAGATGCCGAATACTACTCCTACACGGGCTCCGCAATCATGATCGACCAAGCCGACAAGGATTTTAGCAAGGAGGATCTGCCATGCCCCACTGTGGTGATGGAGCAGGTCAACAAGATGAACAAGAAATTTTATAAATTCACGTGACAATGAAAAGAGCAATCTATACAGAGCGCAAGACGCTCGTCAAATATGATGACAACCGGTATATGGCTTACCTCAATGAGGAGGTCATAGACGGTTATGTGCCGGAGGTCAGGGACGGGGAGGAAGCTCCGGAACCCGTAACCGGCTACGCCTACACAGGTACCGAACCCGACGGTGGCACATTGATAGCGGCCACCGACATGAGCCGTGACAGCCTTATAAACGGGATAATCCGCAGCCGTTACAGCCAGACGGAGGAGGATGCCATAAAGACCCACCAGATAGAGGTTCTAAGGGATGCGGGAATAACCAAGTCCGCAGACTACGAGGCTGAATGGAAGGCTTTCAGTGCGTTCCGTACCGCTGCAATTGCCACGGTTGACCGCTGGCTGGAGTAGGGGAGTAGTGCCTTTGTTCGGGGGCGGGCATAATAAAAGCCCCCGGCCTGTTAGTAGTCCTCTTACCTACATACTAACAAAATGCGACGTACCGCACAGCCGGGGGCAAGATACCCTCTGCTGCGGTACGTCGTTTTTTTGTTATGTAGGTAAGAGTGCTGCAAAATTACAAATAATTGCGTAAAATGAAGATATTTGAGATATTAAATTTCCATAGAGAGCTGTTAAACCGGCTCTATGCCTCCGGGGTGAGGCTTGAGGATACCCGTTATATCGACTTGTATGCCGATTATTCCCGTATGCTTGCCGATGGCGAGAAGGTGTCTTATATAGTTGTGCTGCTTGCCGAGAAGTATGCCGTAAGCGAGCGCAAGGTCTATTCGTTGATTAAACGCTTCCAGAACGACTGCATACCCCGTGCAGTATAGATGATGCCCGGACCGGTATAATACGCGCTCAGACGTGGTATATTTGCGCCATAACCCATAATGTCACAGGCTATGAACAAATATCATCACATTCTGAACAGGATTCTCACTGACGGCAGACGTCAGGAGAACCGGAAGGGCGGTATCATCTACCTGCTCAACGAGAGGCTTTCGCTTTTGCCGGGTGACCTGCTCGATATATTCGAGGGGCACGGCATAGCCCGTAAGAAACTGAAAACGGAACTGTCGCTCTTCATGAGCGGCGAGCGTTCGGTGGAGCGTTACCGGGAGGCGGGCATAAACTGGTGGGACTATTGCGGCCAGACCCTTGTCAACAGTTACCCCACTTATTTTGAGAAACTGCCCCCGCTTATCGCCAAGATCAACAGGGAGAAGCGCAACAGCAAGAACTATGTGCTGTTCCTCGGTTCCACGGATGCAGAGAGCAATCAGGCTCCGTGCCTCAGTCTGGTGCAGTTCCAGATAGAAGGCGGTGAGCTGGTTATGACAGCGTACCAGCGGAGTTCCGACGCCAATCTGGGTCTCCCTGCCGACCTGTACCACTTATACCTTATGTCACGTCAGATTGACTTGCCCCTGAAGTCTATCACCCTTAATTTGGGTAATGTTCATATATACGAAAACAACGAGGAACGCACCCGCCGTCTGCTTGCCGGTGAAGAGGGTGTAAAGTTCGATTTGAACGTGTGACGAACAGCGTTATAACACTGTTCCAATGCAGCGGATTTGCAGTACCTTGACTGTGGACCCGCTGCTTTGTTATCCTGATTATTGCGATCTTTGCAACCGAAAAAACAAGAAACAAGATGAAAAAGGAATATTTATCTGCGCCCCTGCCGTTCGTCGGCCAAAAGCGCATGTTCGCCAAAGAATATATCAAGGTTCTTGGCGAGGTTAAGGATGCGAAGGTGTTTGTGGACCTGTTCGGCGGTTCCGGGCTGCTGTCCCATATAACCAAACGACAATGCCCGGACGCTACCGTGGTATATAACGATTTTGACAATTACCGACGCCGGATTGAAAACATACCGCGTACCAATGCCCTTCTGGTGGATCTGCGGAATATTGTACGAGGAGTTCCAAAACACGGTTGTATAAAAGGAACAATGCGTGACGAAGTATTCGTCAGGTTAGAACAGGAGGAACGAACACACGGGTACATAGACTTCATTACTATATCTTCGGCGATCATGTTCTCCATGAAATACAAACTTAGTATTCCGGAGATGAAGAAGGAGGCTCTTTATAACAATATCCGACAGTCTGACTATCCTGCTGCTTCAGATTATCTTGAAGGGCTCACGATTGTTTCATGCGATTACAAGGTGCTGTTTGAGAAGTACCGTGACCGGGATGATGTGGTGTTCCTTGTTGACCCGCCGTATCTCAGCACCGATGTCGGAACGTATAACATGTACTGGAAACTGTCTGACTACCTTGATGTGCTCAAGGTTCTTGTCGGTCACAGATATGTATATTTCACCTCCAACAAGTCATCGATCATTGAATTATGCGACTGGCTCGACAAGAATAAAGAAATCGGCAATCCCTTCATCGGAGCCACACGGAAGGAATTCAACGCATCAATGAACTATAATTCCCATTACACGGACATAATGCTTTATAATGTTGCGTGA